CCGCCTCCACCAGTAGATCCAAAGTTAGCAACAGTCTTTAAAACCATGTTACACCCCGTCCCCTGGTGTGATGTACACAACCGAGTTGCCGCTGCTGGTTATCCCGCAGAAGTAAGCATTGGGAGTGAACGTCAAGATCTCGTCTGTGCCTGACAGCAACGGAATCGAAGACTGTGTTGAAGTGACAATGACTGCGTTGGCTACGGCACTGGCGTTGGCTTGCCCGTACCCCATAAACACCGTCACGTTACCGCTGTTGATGATCCGGTACTGATTGCCACCGAGTGTTGTAGACACGGCCTGCACAGACGTTGTGGGTGAGGTACTGGCAGCAGTAAAAACTACTGTGTTTCCCATAGGGGTAAAGGCTTGAATTCCCATCTTATGCTCCAGGCTCTTGAGGCCAAATCACTTCCCACGGGAAGCCTGCTTGTGATGGAACGTCACGCAAGGCTTGTCGATAGGATGCCCATTGAAAATCTTGAGGTTGATTGCTTTCTATTGCTTTGATTACTCGCCAATCGCATTCAGCAAGTTTTTGATCTCGTTTTGCACGAACATTTTTGATTTGCTGATCATCGCGATCAGATTGTTCGGACTGCCAAACAGCATACTCTTCATCGTTCATTTCACGAACAATAGTTTCGCCAGTCTTAACGTTGTGGATTTGAACTATTGGTCGCGTCATGTTAGTTCATCCCGTAAATGTAAATATTTCCAGCACCAGCAAATGTAAGACTATTGGGAACAATTTGCACGGCGTTTACAACGCCTGTTATAGTAGTAATTGCCGAAGCGTATTGGGAAAGAGCGCTAACCGAAAAAAACGGTTTTGTTGAAGAAGAATTGTCGGTCCGATAAATTTGTGCAACTCCATAAGAAGGACTTGCAGCGTCTGTAAAATATGCTCCATTACTATATGTTGAGCCATTGTCGGAACTAATTTGAAATTTAAGATACGTGCCTGAATTTGTTGTAATCCCGTTAGAAATAATAATAATAGATTTGTATGAAGACAAACCTGTAACAGAAACGGCGCTAGTACCGTTTGTTGGAGTTAAAGTCGCTAACAATGTCAATCCACTGCCTCCTCCAGACACAGCAGAAGAAAGCCAACTGGTACCGTTAGACGTTAATACGTTGCCAGTTGTACCGGGAGAGACAAACTGAATTGTTGAAGATCCGTTACCTAACAATACACTGTTAGCGGTCAACGACGAAAGCCCCGTCCCTCCGCTACCTACTACCAACGTACCGGCAACCGTTACGTTTCCTCCGACAGACGTGCTAGGAGTCAATCCAGTTGACCCAAAAGACAGTGCGGTAACACCAGATCCCGCAGCAACTCCAGTAGAAACCCACGCGGTTCCATTGCTGGTAAGTACATTTCCGGATGAACCAGGAGATGTAAGTCCGGTACCCCCTCCAGTAGCAGGAATGGCAAATGCAATGTTGCCGCTCGTGATAGTGACGTTGCCAAGCGTCAAATTTCCTAGCGAACTAACCGAATTTCCTAGTTGAATGCTTGTGTTGCCAATCGTAATAGGACTAGCGAAGTTAGTATCTAACTGGGCAAGCGGTATTGTGTTGGTTGCGTTGGCAAATGTATATGCGACTGGCATTTTAGAACCTTACTCTCAATTCGTGTTCAAATTCAAATGTATTGTAAGTATAGGCAGGCGAGCTACCCGTGATTGTCAATCCCAAATACTTGCCATATTGCTGTGCATCCGACTTGTACAGATAGTAAGTGTACGAATTCACCCAGTTAATTATAGTATTTGAGATATTTGACCACGGAATTACGGTGTTTGCATTGTTTGTCCAAGTGACAAAGTTTGTCAACGCATACTGAGGACTAGATGATAGCTCGCTATCAACCGTAACGTAGATGGTTGCACCTTTGTTGAAGGTTGACTCTACGCCAAACTTCAATGCTTGCTTGGTGCGGATAGGGTCGCCCATAGGCATGAGCGCAGTCTGCACCATGCTAGAAATATTGGCCGTGCTGTTAGCGTATAGCTTGTAGAGAGAGCGGTCGCTTACGCCGTAAGCATTTATCATCCCTGCCAAAGGGACGGAAGTGATGTAATTTAACGTGCCTTGGGAGGTGATGAACCACTTCTTCTCGAAGAACACCGCCTGGACCTGCCTCACTCCATTTACCGGGTCGTTGTAAGTGAAGTTGAATGCCGCGCATAGAATGTTGTTCAGTAAGACCTGTCCACCAGTGACTGGCAAGGTGAAGTCAATGTACGGGAATATCCCGTCGAGAGGGTCTGACAACTTGCTGGTGGTAGAACCGACTAGGGAGTAGATCCCGTAATCGTTCATGAACAACACAGACCGGAAAAACGGGAAGATAGCGTAGATACGCTTGGTGCCTATGCTGGCAGAGACGTTCGTGTTGGTGAATAAAGTCTGACCATTGGTGTCAACCCTGACATCAGAGAAGACGTTGATGCTGTCATCACCAAAAATGTACAAAAAGTTGTTGGCAGACAACAATGCTCGGATGTTTCCGTGCAGCGTCGAGTCTTTGAGGACAAAAGACCCCGCAGAAATACTGGTAAAGTCGCTATACGAGTCTGCTGCCGAGTAGTAGACGGTTCTACCTGCTGCCACCCAGACACGGCCTGAGAACGTAGCAACAGATACAATCTGATCTGTATTGACCACCGCTGTAGCAGTAGCATTAGCAGTTGCTCCACCCCCAGAGATGGTCACATTGGCCGTTGAGTAACCAGCGCCTGGGTTGGTCATCACAATTGACGACACAGTGTTGCCCAGAACGATCGCTGTGGCGGTAGCAGGAGTTGTATTCGCCCCGCTGATAGCCACTGTTGGTGCTGACGTATAGCCAGACCCACCGTTGTTGAGCAGGATGCTCACTGTGCCGGTCTTGAACGTCACAATCTGGGCTATAGCATTGGCACCAGACCCGCCTCCACCAGCAAACGTGACTGTAGGAGGGGTTGTGTAACCGCTTCCAGCGTCTGTCAGGTTTACACTTTTGATGCCGCCAGTAGAAATGACGGCAGTTGCGGCAGCTCCACCGCTAGAAAAAGTCACAGCAGGTATTGCGGTGTATCCAGAGCCGTTTTCAATCATCGAGACTGAGACAACAGCGCCACCGCTGATGCTACAAACGGCTGTTGCCTGTGTTCCACCGGGGATGTTGGGAGCGCCTATGGTCACATTGGGGACCGCAGTGTACCCAGAACCCCCGTTAGTAACGTAAATAGACCGTATTCCACCAGATCCGGTAACAATGGTGGCTGTAGCAGTTGCCTGCACGCCATTAGCATCGTTAGGGCTAGATACGGTTACGGTTGGTGCGGAGCTGTAGCCGCTACCTGGGTTGCTAACGGCAATTAGGCCAACAGAACCTATAGAAACAGTAGAGTTGGCATCCCAACTAGACAAACCTTTGTCTGGATCGCCAATAATTAACCGTTCATTTTTCCACTGTGCTGAACTTACGTTTGCGCTGCTGAGGTTGCCAGCACCTGTGACGGAAATCATCACATTGCTGATCAGGTTGTATGCTTGTGCGCTACCGTTTGCTTGGAATCCAACAATGTAATCAACGTTGTTGATGCTTGACGACGTTAGATAAGTGACTGTGTTGGCAAAAACAACTGGCTGACTGGTGCTATTTGCTACCGCTGACTGGAGAGGAACTATCTTGATGTTTGCATCACCAATAGGCATCGCGTTCTCTATCCAAGAGAACTCGTCCTCACTGATAGCAGTTCGGTTGGCTTTGGTGTTCAGCCCACGGAACTTCTTGAGAACAGCATATGATTTTTTCTGTTCTTGAGAGGCCATGCTAGTAAGGGCTGCTATAAGGGTCCGGAATCCTGCGTGTAAACACAGAATTCAACACACTTTGAACTTGGCGGTTGTATTGCTGGAGGAAGATCTCAGATTCCCCGTAGCTCTGTTCTTTGTACTTTGCCTTGTAGGCTGCGTAGAACGCCACAGGAACGGTGTACGGGTCTAGGATGGCGTCAGGTGCAGCAGAAGTGTTTAGAGACAGTGCGGTGGGGAGAACTACGCTGTCAATCTCCATGCTGTAGGACTGATCGGGGACGGGAGAGATATAGATCTGTTGTTGACCATACGTTGAGAAGCATACGGGTCTTCCAACGTAGTTTTGCCAGTAACGCAACTGGGAATTGAAGTTGGTCCAGGGCAAGTAACGAAGTGGGATACGGGAGTTTCCCCAGTAGATCGTTACGTTAAGTACATCAAGAGTCTGCGCACCATTAGGTAGTGACGCAAACGGAATGATTTCTGCATTTTGGGCATACAGAAGTGTGGCTGTCCCGTTAGTAAAAGCAGTTGACGGCGGGAAATTAGACCCAGACGCTGGATATGGCGGAGCGTCAGAACCTAGATTCCCACCTACCGTTACTTGGTAGATAAAGATGTTTGAGAATATGTACTGACCAGTGGTGACTGGCAGGTTGGCAGACCAGATTGTTGCGGCAGTGCCGTCTGGAGCCAGAGGTGTAGCAGAAATTTGTAGGGTTCTAAGACAACCCGTATCTCGTACTATGCGCTCACGGCCATCATTGATGTAGTCCGTCAGCTCGTCATTAGTCCAAAAGTTTGCGTTGGCATCATGTAGAAGCCTGCGAACGTCTGTGATATACGAATTTAGGGTTGCCATAGTTGCCTATTGTAACCCTCAGGAGACTTTTCCCCCTACCCCTACTTTTTTGACGGGTAGGGGTACTACGCCTACCGCCGAGGGAATGCGGTCCTGCGTTGAATGTTGGCCTATGCGAAACATAGCCAACCGTTCAAGTCCAATCTCAACTTCCGTAGAGTGTTTGACAAACCCTAGACGGACGGCATGAGGCAACCTATCTTGTTCTTGGTAACCAAAGATGTGCCTAGCAGTCTCTATAGAAACTGATGTAGGCACACCTTTTTTGAACTGATAGTCAACACCGGCATGACGATCGGTCAGATCGGTGTCACTACAGTTGGTTACAAAAACTTCCATTAGAACGAAACCGTGTCACCGTAAATACGAATGTCAACAATTGCAGAAGCTGCGTTGGTGACGTTCACATACAGAGCCGAGGTATTTGCTCCATTGATGGTAGTTGTCAATGCGTAAGGGCTGGCAACCGTCAGGTCTTGGAACCTGTTGACAGCAGTCAAGTTTGCTAACGAGACTGTTGCAACAACCGCGTTGCTAGTGTTTCCATCATTGGTTGTCGTGATATTCACGTTAGCCAAAGATGCACTAGCATTTGCGTTTTGTACCGTAACCCGACGAATGATCACTTCCCCAGATCCAGCGAGTGCCCCAGCATTTGTGAGGCCCCCCTGGAGGAGGGGAATTGCTACCACAGCATTTCCAACCGTTGCCAACGAAACTCCGGTAGCACGGCCAATGGCATAGTTACCAAACGAGTCTGGTGTGTTTGATCCTACTGCATTTGGATTTGCCATGTTTACTCCTTAACTAGTAAACGTGGAGTTTGCTGTCAGACCACCGTTGACCGTCAACAGAGTAATCGTGTTAGCCGACGTCGTTGAGTTGGCAAACACGTTAATTCCGTCGCTGATCAAAACACCACCAGTGTTAGCAGCCGTTAGCAGGGTCAGAGCGGTTCCGTTATTAGCGTAGATCTGGCTGTTCAAAACGGGGAACATCAGATATACGCCAGCAGGAACTACGTTGCCAGCAACGGTTGCAGGAGCAATGAGGGTTGTGGTCTGAAAGTAGGCTCCGGTGGTGTTGCTATTAGCACCGGCAATCAGGATCTTGTTTAGGGCGAGAGCCATGTTTCTCTCCTTACAGGGTCAGCGAGTTGTAAGAACTAACCCTAGTCATTGACTTTGGTTTAGTACTAATCAACTCAGCAATCATCAGCACTGCGCCGACGTAACCAATCTGCCAGTTAGGCAGAGTGGACTCAAACCCAGTAAACACAAACGAACCCTGCTCGTGGATGTAGAGGTTCAGGTAGTTCGTGTTGACAAAGTAGACAACGCCTTCTGGGCAGTACGGATCTGGATAGATCGGAACACCGGCAACCATCAGCGCACGGAACGCGGCCTGTGGTCCGTTGTTGTCGCCATCAAACCCAGATCCTGGGGTGATGACATACTGCTCTTGACCAACAAAGTCTTGAGCCAACAGTGTCCAA